ATGGAAAAGAAACGCATTGATGTGATAGCAAGTGAAGAAGCATTTCGTAATTTATCACCTTTTATAGAATTAGAAGAACTAAACAAAACTATACGTGCATACAGAGACAATATCCGTATGTCTATTAAACGTACCGATGTACAATCTAAACTCATTACATTACTTGAAATTTTAAAGCGCCACAGTTGTAAATATGTTGGGGTTAGTTTCCTATGCAAAAATAGAATAGCTGCAAAGATGGAAGTTTCATATAAGACTGTACAACGTTTAATGAAGAAGCTTGTGGATCTAAACATGATTAAACAGGTGGCAATGAAGCGCACAAAAGATATGCTTCAAACTTCAAATGCTATTATCATTCAACCGATTGTGAAAGAAGTGTCCGACAAGGTAGATACAAAAAGTCCTACAAAGTGTCCTACCATTAAAACAACCCCTATTTCCTTAAAACAAAATATAAAAGATATAAACAAACGTAATAGTAATGAGAATAGCAATACTCCAGAAGAGAATATTGAACAAGCTGATTTTGTAGCACATTGGGTACCAGAACGTTTTATTTCTTTAGTTCGCTCTTTTTACAGTGAATCAAAAACAATTCAAGAACTGTGGAAGGTCGTAAGACAGTGTAATAAAACTATTAACTTTACTACTGGTGATAAAGTATTTAGCAAAGACCAAGAGCTTACTATTGGTTTAAAAGCTATAAAAGAGTTTGTTATGAAAATTAAAGCCAGAGCAAAAATGAAGAAGGGTAAATTCGCTTATTTCAATGGAATTGTAAATAACTTAATGGACAAGTTCTACTTTGATAAAGAGTTTATGGAAATGTAATATTTACAGTTGTTGCATGAAATTGGTATGATTTAGGTATTATTTCAAGGAGGTTTTTTCATGAGCTATGATACAGTCGCATCCTTACAACGTATGCAACAACTACAACAATCTGAAGCTGCTGTGGGAAATAGATTACTATTAAAACGAGCTGATTCAAAAGCAGAGCTAATTATAACTTTTTCTGCAATAGTTTTAATACCTTTCACACTTGGTATATCCCTTGTGATATTCGCAATATGGTTTCTAATTAAAGAACTTACAGCTAAAACATATTTAGTAAAGAATGTAGCTACTGGCGAAAAGTTTAGAGTTGATCGGAATGATTTTAAACAATACAAAAAAGACTTTAAATCCAAAGAAAAAGAAGTAAAAAAAATCTCAGATTTATAAGGTGTGAGAGTGAGGGGACGTAATCTTATGAAAATTATTCGTTCAATCTTTAACGCATTTCGTTTGTTGAGTAAAATCATAAATCCTATATTAAAGGCATTATCTAAAAGTAAATTCTAACTACATAACAACAAAAAAGCCGACTCATAAAAAGAGTTGGCTTTCAAATTATTCATATGGTCGATATTTTTCTCTTAATTGCCCTAATTCTTCAGCCAGTCTTTCTACATCTTCACGAAAGTACAACGAAACCCTATCAACTACTTTAATAGGAACAAGTCGCCCTTGTTTTACAAGTACATGTAATCTTTGGGTTGTGACACCTAATAAATTTACGGTTTCATTTGCTGTTAAAACTACTTGGTTAACTAACTTTTCTATTTCTTCACGACTTATTTTATAGTCCATACTCATTTTTCGTCCCTGCCTTTTTTCCATAAAGAAATTAAATTAATAACAAGCGCTATAGCTAAAATTATTGTGGAAGCAATTCCTAAGTAGTCACTTATTTCAGGCTTCTTATAGTTTGTTACTGTAACCACTAATACTAAAAATAATGCTAATACCAAAGTATTTCGATCTAACTTCATTTTTACATGGATTGGATTTTTTTAATTTTGTAATCATGTTATAATATTTTTTAAGGTTGGGGGAATTTCTTCCCCCTTGTTGTTACTTGCGTCTAGTCTTGCGGGCTAGGCGTTTTTCCATTTCTTCTTCCTTTTTCTTCTCCTTTCTGTCTTTCATATCGTTTAGGTTTTTCTTTGCTGTTATGATTCCTACTACCATACCTACTATGTAAGCTAGATTTTTAAGAACCTTTTCTGTTAAGTCCCAATCCATGTTTCTCACCTCCCTTACAAATATAATTATACCATAGCTATTTATTCTAATCAATAGTTTACAGTTAAATAATTGCTATAAAATAAAAAAACCGACTCAATTAAAGAGCCGGCACTTTTCATACTTACTATTTAATTTTTACATAATAAGAACTAGCTGTAATATAGAAAACATTACCTCTACTATTCTTCACTTTATACTGCTGTGAGCCATTTACAGATAGTTTATCAATGATAGTGAACCCTAAACCTTCATCGACAGTTCCTGCAACATCTCTATCCGACCAAGAAGCTTTTGAATAGAATCTTAAGTCATTTACTTTAGAAACTACACGTTTACCTTCCACAGATAAAGATTCTTCTTTATAGCTAATGTATGATGTATCGTTATAAATCCACTGATTTCCTCCAAGATTTAACCAGTTTCCTACTTTACCCCAAACTTTATATGATTCACCTTTTTGTAGCTTGCGGATGACATTATTGCTTGTGGATGGTCCAGACCGAAGGTTTACATTTTGACCATCAATATAAGCCACACCACTTGCTTCTGTTACACTTCCAGATGGTTCTTGTGGTTTTGGTTTAACTGATACAGAATCACCATTATATGCCTTTAAAACATCGTTTCTAAATTGGGATTCTGATACACCATGACTCTTTAGATATTGTATTGGGTCCTCATGATCTGTACCACCTAATTTGTAAGTGATATCTTTATGAGTCCATAGCCCAACACTTGGATGGATATTTCTATCTTTTAATATTTTTGCAAGCAACTTTACATATCTTTCATACGATTTTTTGAATTTAATAGGGTCACTAGTTTCAGATAGCTCTACATGTACAAATCTAGCATTTGCCGCTGGACCTGCACCCCATGCACGATATTTAGTAGATGCAATCTGAATGTTTTCATCCCAATCCGTTGCATAATGTACAAAAGCATTTCTCCATGTTCTAGCTTCATAATTTCTAATATTAATAGCTGGAGCTTCTGGTGTTGCTGTGGAATGCGCTACTACTCCCTCATATGCACCGACACCATATCTATATCCTTGCTTTGGTAAATCTGGAATAATCATTTCTCTATCTGCAAAAACACTTCCTACAGATGTGAATAGAATAATAGAAGCCGTTGCGACTGAACTTAATACTCTAATAGATTTTTTCATTTTACATCACCATTCCCCATAATTTTTTGTTTGATATCTGATACATCATTTGCTAATGAACTAAAGGCTTTTGCTTGTTCTTCAATTACACCCTGGTTCTTTTCAATGACCTTTTGATACTGCTCTTCACGCTGTTCATTCTTTTTTTGCGTAGTAAAAAGCATCCACACGAATAATGCTGCGAATGCTCCCTGTTGCATCATTGAATTGAAAATTGCATCTTCCATTGTTCTCATCCCCTTTGCAAAATAAAAAGAGCAGCGAAATCGCTCCTCTTTGCTATAAAAACAGTATTTTATTCAAAATTAAAAACAGCTCATGGCTGCCCTACTTGTTTACATGTATTTAGTTAATATTGATCTGCAGATAATGCTCCTTCTATCATTCTATTTTCTACTTCTTCCACATGTTCAATTATCACTTCATCAGAAGCCCCTGGGCTCTTTCCAGTTAGCTTTACATAATCTTCGGCACAGATAAGACTTACTTTACCGAAAAGCTCAATCTCGTAAACTTTGCCACCTTTATTGCATAAGTCACATGCAGTAGCAATGCGCATACTCAGCGTACCATCAGGAAGCCCCCAAACCTCTACTTTTGTATCTTCTTTGATACCGCAAAATTCTAGCATATCGTTTGGAATGCTAACTGTGACCTGATTTTCATCTTTCTTCAAATCAACTACTCTACCTAAGAATGGTGACTGTTCATTAGGTGGCATTGGACGCATAAACTTATCTGGATTCATACTCATCTTCCTCTCTATGTTCTAGAAGTCATATTTGTGAAATCAACATAATTCCATCTGCCATCATGGAAATACCATCCTAAACCTAAGCTACCATTTGTATAATGAATAGAACCTGCATTAGCACCAAAGTATCCACCACATACGTTAATCCCATTACATTCAATTGATTGTGTCGTTGCAACAGGATCTTTTGATTCAATTCGGAATCTATTTTCATTGTTGTAAATGTGACCGATGTAACTTCTACGTTCTCCACCGCCACGGGGATAAAAACTGAGTCCCGCACGATCATTTCCAACGAGTGCCATCATTTCGCCATTGCTTATGATTTCAAGTGGCGCATTCATATAGTTCCATTTGTTCACATGATTGTGATAAATAACATTATCTTTTGTACCAAGTGCAATTGTAGAAAAAGGCAGTGTTCCGTTTACGAGTTGTCCATGTGTTGTATCCCAGTTATAAACGGAAGGAACGTCACCTTCCACCAACTGAACACCTGATACAGCAATTGCTTGCATATTATTTAAGAGCCCCTCGCCAAATAAATCAATATAAACATAACCATTTCCTTCTACATAGTTACTCGGCACAGTGAAGGTTAAAGCGTATCTTACTATTTTCCCAGTTTGAATGCTTGGTGCATCGTAAGTTTTTGATGCTCGTCCAAGCTCCACGGGAGTGTCACCGTTATATTTACCGAATACCGCTCTCATGATTGGCTTGTTTGTAATGTTTACACGATTATCATTGGTAGTTGCTCTGAAATGAGCCGACAATGTGTATTTCTTACCTGGTTTTACCCCTTCAAATAATGTAAATCGAATCCAGTTTCCTAAATCAATCCGCATCGGGTTAACCATTGGCTCATAATTATTAACCACTGGTTTCTCAATATATGGACTAGACATAATTGTCCATGTAGGACTGTATTCGATCTTCAAAAAATTATTATTAACAGTAGTAAAAGAAATGTGTGAAAAGTCATGGTCTGGAATGAGATTCGTTCTTGGTGTTACTGAAAATTTCTGCCCGCGCTCATCTTCAAAAAAGAAGTCAGCCATTTTTGCTGTGATACCATTCTTATCAATCGTAACTTTCCCATTTTCGATTTTAATTACATCGGCATTAATACCTGTTGCAGTGAGCCATTTTACAATGGTATCAGCATTGATTTTCAACTTCGCAACATCAATTTGAATCTGTTCTGCCGTCTGGTTAATAGCCGAGATAATATCGCCTTTTTGGACGGTACTAGTAATCGCTTTTTCGGTTACGTCAATACGTCCTGCTTGTTTTTCTACATACGCTTTATCCGCATATCTTCCGTCAGCCTGTTGTTTCGTATATACTTCGTTTTTTACTGCAGCAAGACTAATCCCCTGCGCATTGGCGGAAATAAGGCGCTCTAATTCAGTTGTTTTTTTATCGTAATCCTTAGTAGCTACTCTATTAGCGATATCTTCAATCATTTTATCAGCATCAGTTTGATCTTTCGGATGTAACCAAAATTCTGTAGCGACTTTACCACGCTGCAGCATAGGCATACAGAACCAAGCTCTACCATTTCTTTGTACGTATGGTCGAAACCTTACAAATCCAGTTCCTGCCGGAGCTTTAGCTGTACAAATAGCTCTGACCCAAGTATTGTTAATGATTTGAACTCTTTCTCTAGCAGTTGAAATTCGAGTTGTTTTATTTGATTGCCAAAATTCCAACTCGATAAATACACCATTATCAATTGGAACTTTTCCATCAGTGTTAAAGTAAGCAGAAGTAACAATATCTTCATTAGGAGAACAATCTATAAATTGACTAAAAGCACCCCACCATACATCCTGGGTTTGTCCTATAGTGTTCATAGAAAACGAATTGTACCCTTTATACTTTAGGTTAGGATCTATAGAGTGCCCAGTAGCCCACCCCCAGTATTTATTCCCTTGAGTGAAACCAGCGTCACGAATCTCATTAATAGATCCAAGACCGCCTACATAGTTCTCAACATCTTTCATCTTCACAGTCAGATCCAGTGCATCAGAATGTTGTTTGATTGTAGATTGCGCGTCGGAAATCTGTTTACCTTGTGCCGTTTGTGTTTCTAGTAACTTGCCAACGTTTTGAGAAACACCGTCAGCCGTTTTCTCTACTACTGTTACACGTTTATCAAATCCACTTTGATTATTTTCAACTTTTGTTACTGTTTCTTTGATTCCAGTCACACTTTTTTCAATCTCGGTTGTTTTCTTGGTGAATTCATCGGTTGTTACTTGATCTTCTGAAGGAGTGCGATAACTTGTTGGTATATTCCCTTCCTCTAATTGCATGTTTCTAATCTTAATGTTGGTGATTTTTGTAGGAGTCCATCCACCACCTACACCGAGAGCTGAATTGTCGTAGAAATCTTGTGTGATATTGTCGGGCATTATAAATGTAGCTGATACCTTAACCCATTGACCTGCTATTGTTTTAGGAACACGCATAATTCGTTTTGCCACCACGTCATTATCATTTGTTCCCGTAGCAGTAGTAACACCGAAATTGTTAATATCAATTGCGGTTGGGATAACTTCGTCAGCATAAATTTCGTAACTGATAGTATATGTTCTGCCCACAAGTAACGTAGCATTTTTAGAATTGTATAAAATACCTTTCCAACTACCACTAGCCCCAGCAGGAATTGTTATGTTCCACCATTTATTACTATCGTCATACGTTATGCTTGTTCCCCCAGATGCACCAAAGGATTTTTGTTTATAAAAGTTCTGACCACCAATTTTAATATCATCAAATTTCTTCTCAACACTCTCTAATTTTTCACTAGTCTTCCCAGCGAGCTCTTTAATTTCAGTTGTTGTTTTACTTAGGCTATTTGTTGTTTGCTGCACCTCAGAGATTATCTTTTTTGTGCCTTCAGAAGTCTCTACTACTGTATTTAATTTTTCAGTGATTTCACCGTCTTTTTTTGTTAACGATGCAATAGATTTAGTAAAACCTTCGTTGGTTTGTTTCATTTCAGAGACAGTTTTATTAATTTCACCTTGAGAGTTTTGTACATTTTTAATTGTTAGAGAAACCTCTTGGAGATTTTCTTTCACTTCCTTGAATTGTCCAGAAGTTTCGTTTTGAGCTTCTTCCACTTTCTTATTTAATTCACTTTTTGTAGCCTCAATATCTTTGCTTACCTGTGCCAATGTTTCTTTCTTAACGGATTCCACATCAGGAACAACAGGATCCCATTTACCATCCTTCCACAATTTCAGAATACCAGGCTTGCCTTTGCTGATATCTTGCCACAAAGTCTTTCTATCTTTTAAGTTTTCTGTTGGTGGATTTACGCCTTCAATAATATCAACGGTATTATTCTTTAAGTTTTCAGCCACTTGTTCAGCGATTTTCTTTGCTGCTTCCGATTCTTTTCGAATGACTTCTGTTTCTTTTACGTTTTCTTGAAGCTTTTTATCTAACGTATCTAGTAATTCTTTAGATGCTTTATTTGATAAGCTACCCATGATTTGTGCGTATAACCTATCGATTTGGTTTCGTGTATCTGCGATTTCACGATAGTCACCAAAGATATATTTATCTTTCGATGGATCAGTTTCACATTCATCAGCTGCGATTAACCTAGCTTCTAAGAAAAGTGGTGGACTAAACCCTGTATCTTTTATTCGTACCGTATCGCCTTTACGAACCGCTTCATGAGATAAACCAAACACTTTTTCAAGTGCTACTGCATTTACTTCATATAAAGTAAAGCTATTAATTCGTTTCTTTAATTCTGCTTCTGTTAATTGTTTAAGTCTTTGCTTCGTCATATCTTGATCTTCTGTTTGCGGTGAATAAATATCGAATAAATGCTTGCCATCTTTTGACCAACGTTGCAAGGCATCGTTGTTTCCTACATAAAGTTTGCCATTGTTTATTTCTTCAAATGTGAGAAATTCACCAGTTTCACTATTTTGTGGACCAACACCTACAAGAGCGGTTACTACATCTTGACTATTCTCAATACGCCGGATGCCTTGTACGTCTTTTCCTAACAAGAATTCTTTTCCGTTGTCACGTCCTACTTTTTTTATTAAATCTATATACCGACCGACAATAAAAGATCCCATTATTTCTGTTCTAAAACGAATCTCAAGTTCAAACGTAGATGCGATTTGTTTTAAGAGATCAAGCGGATTTGTAAAATCCTTAATATGAATGGTACGTATACCAACAAACTCAGTAATCCCACGTTTCCACTCTGTACCCTGTAAAGCAAAGTCTGTAGATTCGTTGACTGTAGTAGCTTGCAAAGTTTGCGGTTTAATTACGGTCGCTTTCTTTAGCTTTGTATGTTCACCAAGTGCATAAATCTTCTTTGGACGACCTGTTGAATCTTGCTCTACTTCTGTAATAATGTATGAAACAAAAGTACCGTCACGAGTTTGTTTAACGACAAGGTTCTGTTGTATAAGTGATGCCGCTATCTTTGTACCATCAGCTGTTGTGAACTCAAATTTATCTTTGTTATCTTTAAGCTCCCATTGGCGTAAATCATCCCAATAATCCTGTTCTTTGATAACACCTATGATTTGTTCTGTTTTAAAATCCACAATGTGTAATAGATTATTTGCCTTACTCATCTGTAACGCTCCCTATACGTGACATCTACTTGCCCAATGTTGTTTGGGGATATTTCGATTTCATTCTTTCCTTTTTCAATACGTATATAGTCACTCATAAAATCCTTTATATTTATCGCATCCGCTCCGTTAATACGAATACTGGCATCCGATGAATCGATTTCTACAAGATCTCCTTTTTGAACAATATAAGGTATTTGACGTTCTGTATTGCTGTTTACCTTTTGCACTTTAATATCATGCACAGCTGCAATTAATGATGGCGCATCATTAAACGAACATATATGCACAACAATTTGAGCTACCTTTTTCATAAAGCTATTGCCCGTATCCCACCATTGGGCGAATTTTTCTGTATGGTAATTTCCTTTTTCATCAAGCAAGGCAATATCACCTTGCCAATAGTTCCCTACTCGTGCAATGTGTAGACGTCCATAAAAATCATTCCATGTTGTACGATAATAACCAGTTTCCGCTATAATCAGATGATTGTAGTCACCGTTTCCCGCCATAACTTCACCAAAATTCTCGCTAGAATTTCTATATGCATCAAACATACCTACTTTTCCGACTACAACGCTGTTTTCATCTAGTAAATAAAGTTCTACACGTCCCATAGTTGCAGGGTTTAAGTTTCGACATTCAACTATTGCATCAAGTGTGAAATCTTGTAGCGGTCCACCTGTAATGCTTCTTTTCACTGCTGGTCCATGCCAAAATTGCCCTTGACCGTAATCAGATGGCATGATACGTGCGCCATCCGCTATCATTTTCCCTGCTACGATACCGTAATCTGAGACAAAATCTTTTCCCACTTCCGTCCACCCCACTAGAGAATTCGCTTTATCATGCATAACCAATTCATACCGACTTATTGGCGTTTCATCTATCTTAACTGGGTATCCTATACGAAAATGTTGATTTCCATTTTTATTTATAACGTCGATGAATGTGGACGGATTCTCTACCTGTATCTTGAATTTCGGTTCTGAAAATACACTTCCCTCATTCAAAGCATCCATTTTAATCATATTATTTGGTTCTAGTTTTGCTTTTATATTTCGAATTGGTCCTAATTTATAAGGCATTGGGCAAATGAATTTGATTGTTCCTATTCCAAGTGTTACAAATTCATCCGGATCAAAGCTATCATCCACAATTGCTAAATACGTTCTATTTGGTTCTACATCAAAAATAAGTTCTGTTGGTTGCTCTGTTATTAGCCAACTTGCAATTTCCTCTTTCAACTTTTCTAAGTTAGATCCATCAGGTACTATAATTCCTACCGGAATAGATAAAACACGCATCTCTGTTTGGGTGTTTAACAGCCTTGCGCCTGGATATCCTGGAACGTTTAGAAAATTTCGTTTCAATGGTGCCCAAGTAGGCCTTTTCCATCCTTTTTCAATTTGGACATATTTTTTACGTTCATTGTTAAATGTAAAAGAACTCACTTTAACACCCCATTTCTCTATAAAATAAAAGAAACCCAAACCTAAAAGGCTGAGTCTCTTTGTTTTTCTCTTTCTTGGTACTCGGTTGTATATCGATACGTACCACGTGCCACATCTCGCCCCTCTATAACAACAGGAACTTCAACAACTAAATCACCACCAAGCATCGGAATTGCTCCGTCACCAGATGATCCAAGTGAGTTATTAAATACTTGATTTGATACACTGCTTGTCATAGCTTGTCTACTATTTAACATACTTCCATACACACCACTCATAACAGACTTTAAACCCGATAATTGGCTCATAGAACTAGCCATCATACGACTCATATCACCCATTAATTGATTCATAGTCCCAGTAATACCGAGTGATTTTTCTTTCGATGATAAAGGTGTAACTGTGATTGAATTACCCTTCTTCGTAAATAACTCCGGTCCGGCTTCTCCTGTGATAAATGAACCATCACCTACAGGCTTTCCACCTTTAGCAAGCATTGGTACATGAGGAATAGTTGGTGCACTAACACCTGGTATATTGTTTAATAATTCTGCTGGTGTGTTAAAACCGTCTATGAACTTATTTATGATACGAATAATTCCATTAATCGCTGTTTTAATACCGCTTTTAATTCCATCCCATACACCTAATACAGCTGATTTCATTCCTTCAAAAGCTCCACTAACAGCACTTGTTACCCAACGAACAGGAGTCATAATTGCATCTTTCAGTCCATTCCAGACAGAAGATGCGGTTGACTTTATGCCTTCCCAAATGTTTGAGAGTGTTGATTTAATACCGTTCCAAATACTACTACTTGTACTACTAATCATATTCCATACAGTTGAAATTGCTTCTTTGATGTTATTAAATACAGAACTTGCTGTGGAAACAATTGAATTCCATAAACTAGAAAGGAAACCTTTAATCGTATTCCATACAGCGCTAGTAGTGGAACTAATCGTATTCCAGGCATTCACAATCCAGTTTTTTATTGCATCAAAAATTGGTGTTACGATAGCGACTAATCCATTCCAGCATGCTTGTAAGAAATTCTTCACTGTATTCCACACCGTCATTGTGGTGGAACTAATAACATCCCATACATTCACAATCCAATTTCTAAGTGTTTCAAAGACAGCTGTCGCAATCGAAACAATGCCATTCCAACAAGCTTGAAGAAAAGCAACTATAGCATTCCACACTGTTGTTGCAGCTAAACTAATGGCATCCCACACAGAAACAATAAAACTCTTTATCGATTCAAATATTGGAGTAGCAAAGTATAAAATAGCTGTCCAAACCGCCTGTAAGTATTGCGTAATGAAATTCCATACCGTTTGAATAACTGTGGAAATACCATTCCAAATCATAGAGAAGAAATCAGCAATGCCTTGTAAAATAGGAGTTAGCAAGGCAACTAATCCATTCCAGGTGCTAATGAAAAACTCACTAATCGCTGTCCACACTTCAGAAGTAGTTTGACTAATACCATTCCAAACTTCTGATAATGTCTCAACTACTCCATCCCAAATACCAGTCAAATACTCAACTATTGAATTCCATGTTTCCGTAGTAGTTTCAACAATCGAATTCCATGTTTCAGATAAGGACTCCGTTATTTCATTCCATAGTTCTACTAAAAACTCTTTAATTGAATTCCATACAGAAGCTGTAGATTCACTAATACTTTCCCATGTTTGAGTTGCCCATTGAGATATACCGTCCCATATTCCTATTAGAAATTCTTTAATCGAATTCCATACCTCGATGGTCCATTTCTTGATATCGTCCCAATTTTTATAAATCGCAATACCCAGAGCCGCTATAGCGGCTATAATAACAGGAACAACAGCAACTATCCCGGCTGCTATCCCTGCCCCGACTCCAAAAACACCCATGATCGTCATAACTATAGGAGCAAGCGCCATAATCGCACCGGAAATAACACCAATGGCTACAGCGATAGCCGCTAGTGTCGCTGCTAATTCTGGGTTATCAGAAACCCATTCAGCAAATTTAGAAACAAGATCTGCTACCACTAATAAAACTGGTTCAAGAGCCATTTTTAAATCTTCCATGGCTTTTTGAAACTTAACAGCTGGACTTGCATCTATTTTAGAAGTTGCTCCATGTAAATCTTCTACTCCTTTTTTCAAATCAACTTGCTTACCTTCTGCCTTTAGAATCGTATCGATAATTTTCTTTCCTTGGTCTTCCCAAAGGGTACCGAACATCTTCGTGCCAAGCGCATTTCTGTCTGTCGCATTTTCAACACTAGCTAAAGCCTTGGTTGCTTCAAGCATCGCTTTTTGTCCATTTTCACCACCGCCAGCAATTGCTTGTCCCCATTTTTCAAATTGATCGGCTGAAATCTTTGTTTTATCTAAAACCGCTTGCATAGACTTATCTACACCGGCACCAAACTCAGCCATTTTGATACGGCCTTCTTTAACACCATCCAATAGGTTGTCTATATTCCAGCTTTTCGTGTCTACACCCGCTGACATAATTCCTTGAACTTCTTTAGCTGTAAATCCAGCTTGAACCATTTGGTCACCATATTCAGCAATAATATCTAATTGTTCTGGTGGAAAACCCGTTTTTAATAAAGTATTAACTAATCCTAAAGCCTCTTCATTAGTAATCCCTAATGTTGCACCAATCTCATTCGCTTCCTGTATAAGCTCATTAAAATCAATCCCTGCATAACTTGAAGCGATAGTTGCCGCTCCTTTAACTACAGCCGCATTCGTTTCATCAGAAGCATCCTTATTCAATGCCCATTGTTTTCGAACACCCTCTAAGGCTTCTTCTGCATCCACACCATAAGTAGTTACGCCCCTTACAGCTTCTTCTACTGATTTTTTCGAAGACTCCGGAACATCAAAAGTGATATCAATCTTTGTTTTTATTTTAGACATGTCCATTGCTTGCTCAACTGCACTTGCAATACCGCCACCGGCTGCTATACCACCTATGACATTTTCTAGTCCTATTTTAAGTCCTTCAAACTTTTCCTCTGTCCTTCCAGCTTCTTGTTGTAAATCTCTTAACTCATTTCGTACTTGTTGTATGGAGTTTCCAGCATCCACAGAGCGAAGCGCACGTTGTAATTTTTCTATATCTGCTTCTGCTCCTAAAGCTTCACGACCAATAAGACCAATTGCCTGTTCTAACTGGCGACTTGTAGCCGACCCACTTTTAATTGCATTTACAAGACGATTACCTAATGCGCCAGCAAAGTCATCAACACTTTTTCCTGTAGCACTAAATAAGGTTTCTAATTGCCTAGTGGAGCTTGCTACACTTTCTTGCTCAGCTTTCATGTTTCCAAGCTTATTTTTCAACCCATCAAGTGATCCTTGTGTAAATTCAATTTCACGCCTAAACGCACGATACTGTTCTTCTGAAATTTTTCCGTTTTCAAATTGCGCTTGGACTTGCTGTTCCGCTGCCTTCAATTTATCTAACTTTTGTGTTGTGTTATCAATTTGTTGTGTAAGTAACTTTTGCTTTTGAGCTAAAGCTTCAACATTACCAGGATCAAACTTTAGTAATCGCTCAACATCTTTTAGTTCTTTCGCTAAGTTGTCACTCTGCTTATTAACATCTTTCAAAGCATTTTGAAGACCTGTGGTTTCACCACCAATTTCAATTGTAATTCCTTTAATTCTTCCTCCTGCCATCATCTCACCTCTTTCTTAGAACGAATCGAAGTCTTTTTGATTTGCTTTACGAGCTTTTTCTTTATCTGGATTCTCCATTTCAGCGAATTCAGCGATATAATCAAAACAATCACCAATAGTCATTTCTTCTAAATCACCATGTGATAATTTGGCTTTATAACAAAGAGCAAGGAAAGTATCAGTGGATAATTCTTCATCACTGAAATTCCCTTGCTCTTCATTATTTTTCTTTATTTTTTTTTTGCTCCCATCGTACTTTGAATCAGATCCATGATTTCTGGAATAATTTCAGAAATAGGGAATTCATCAAATCCATCTAACCATGTAATCGGATCAGCTATTTCAGGGTTTGCTGTTTTTGCATATAACCAAACTAAATCATAAATAACTTCAAAATCTACTTTACTTAAATCAGCATTTGCTAAATCAATAGTAGGCTGTGAACCATTTTGAGGTGTGATTGGCGAAATTATTCCTAATCCAAACATATCTGCAAATAAATCACGTCTAAATTGCGCTTTATACTTTTTAACTGTTGCTGCTGTGCTTTTTAATCGGACCTGTTTTCCGTCTATAGTAATTGTCTTTTCCATCTACTTACGCTCCTTTTGCTAATGTAGTTTTTGCATATACTTTTTTATACCAATCATCATAAACCGCTGGTGTTGTTTTAGATGTAGTTTTTGTTTTAACCATACGCTTTCCATTAATATCAATTGGACTAGATACAAATTTAAGTTCGTTAGTATTCGGTTCAGCAGAACTTGTTTTTGTTTTAGATGCAACCGTAGGACGACTTGCGGAGTTGTTAAACAGAACGTGACGAGTTGCTTTTTCATCCCCATCAAATTCAAATAGCAATGCAAACTGTTTACCTTTCGCATCAGCTAGTTCATTTAACACGCCATCTTCCGCATCTAACTCTTCACCCAATACATCCACAGCAAACTGTTCTGGAATAGTAGCAATGCTCAATGTTCCATCATAACCCTGGTTGTTACTTGCTGAATAATAAAGCATGTCATCTGCATAGAACTCGATTAAATCACCACGTGGATCTAATGTTAGTTCGACAGCTCCCGGAATCGGAATTGGAGTTTTAAACTTTACTACTCCATCTAGAATTTCATAAAGCGCATAATAAACATTCTTCAAACCAAACGTTACCTTATTTTCTTTATTCATTTATATCAACCTCGTTTCATAAAATTTTTGATACATTTTTTCAGATTCAATAATCCCTTCGAATGGTGAATCGTAGGGTATTTCATTATCATCAAGGACCTTTTCAAGTTTGGCTTCTGCAACTAAATCTTTTCTAGTTGTATAAAGCTCTATGTTTAAGTCATTTATCTTGTGATAGACCTTGTTATCGGCCATTAAATTTGCGGATCCGTCCACAAGAAAACAAATATAAGGTGGCGCTGGAACTGGATTAGTTGTTGTTGCTGTGAAATGCGAATAAGCCACAGGATATCCTGTAGCATCTAGAATCTTCTTTAATTCACCTAATGTCATTGTTGAACCGCCCTTTCCACACGCTCAACAAAATCATTAATCGCATGCTCTTCAGCTGGAGCAATGTGAACTTTTGGTGGAACACGCCCTCCATTGGCTTTCGCATGGCCAAATTCTAATAAATGTGCCACCTGATGCTTCGTTGCATTGTGAACAATAATTGCATCTCCCATTTTCTTTTTACGCCACCCTTTAGCATATTTACCCGTATCTTTAGGGCTTTTTTGCTTTAATTCTTCTACAAGGGCATCCGCTACTTTTTCCTTTGCAACCTCAATTTCCTCCTCAACAACATTCGCATATCGCTGTAACTCTCTTGCGATATCTGCTGATAGACTATCGATACTTCCCATTAAACTTCACCTCACACACGCTCTTGAGCAATAATAGTGAGCGTTTCATTACTTTCGCCATCATTAATTGGAGGATGTGTTATGTCAAAAATACGTCCTTTAAACTTAATTTTCATAGTTGTTTCAATATCAGGACGATATCGAATAATAAATCGGTACGTTCTTTCCGCTTGAGATGCTGCCGCTGCAAAATATTCTTTACCTAGCATTGTTTTAATATCTGCCCAACAAATAGCATAATCAACATCTTTCTCATCGATAACCTGCCCTAAGTCATCTTTACTCGTCTCAGTTTTAATAAAAGTTATTCGATGTTTTCTGTTATTACTCAATCTCTTCGGCATCACTAAATACCTCCTGGACAAAGAAAGGTGTCATTGCATCTAAAGCTGCACTCAATTCTTTTTCGGATACACGATACTCATAAAAGATACCAGCACACATAATAACTAGATATTCTGTTTGCTCACCAGTTGCCTTGAGAACATAATTTTGTCCTTGTTTCAAATAAAATGAGAGCATAGAATCATCCATACCCTCATCCCATCTTATATGTTCTTTAAATTTGCTAATTAAATCATCCATATTAAGCACCTGGTGTAGTTTGCTGTTTCAAGACGTACTTATAAACTGGAACTTCAAATGGTGAATGAATTAATTGAGCATCTAGTAAGTTCCAAATACGGAAACCTACACGGTTTGTACGTGAGAATAACTCAACTAACTTTTGTACCTCTAATGATCCAATGACATCTTGAATATAGAACTTAGAGAAGTCACCGAAATAGAATACTGGTGTATCTGGTGAATCTGGAATATCAATTGCATCTTCTTCCTCAACAGGGAAGCCTAATAACGTATAACCAATTCCGCCTTCAACTTGATTAAATGGACGAAGTAATGGGAATCCGTCATCTGTTTTCATTGTTTCAATTTTTGTTAGTGCTGCCGTATTTAACACCCATCGTGCTTTTTTACGTACTTCTTTAACAGGTGTATTTTTCATTTTTACTAATGCATCATAAAGATTCTTTTCATCAGTTTTAAATTCAACAGCTTTCTTTGCTAATGCACCATCATTTATGTTATTAGCTTCATCCCCATTAACCATATATTGAGTTTCTTTACGAACATAAGCTTTTTTCAACTCGTCCATAACGATTTGTTCAATTGGTAAGCCTGTACGTGCTAATAACTTTTTCGTTACAGTAGCAAGCGCATCAAATTCTGTTGGAGATAGTTCGATTTCATCGAATTCAATATCTGTTTCTGGAATTTCATTATTTGTTCGCTCGTTTTTATGCCCTTGTGCTTCTGCCTTTTTAACTAAAACAGGATACTTAATATTTTCTTTTGTTTTTACTCCTGTTCCTAATCGACGTAAGAAGTTTTCTTCTTGAGCATACGTAATAATTTCTTTACTTAAGAAATCTGGAATCGTAACAGATCCATTACCAGTCACTAACCCTAATGCACGAGCTTCTTTTTCATCAATGTTACCTACAATGTAGTTAGCAAATGCTGAACGAGTTTCCATTTCTTTATTTTTAGTAGATTTATGGCCTTTAGTAGAAAGACCTGTTCCAATAGCTGCCATAATTTCAGAACGTTGTTCTTCTGACAGTTCAGTTTTTGCATCTGGATTTTCTTTTGCTGCTGGATCTTCTTTTTCCTCTGAATCATCACCCTTCTTTTTGTCTGGATCTTCTTCTTTTTCATCTACTTCTAATTTCGCGATTTCATCAGCAAGAGTTTGTGCTTCTTTTGTTAATGCTTCTACTTCAGCCTTAACCGCTGCTAATTCTTCTGAACGAACTTCATTTTTTTCTACTTTTCCTTGTAATTCTGCTAATCGAGCTTTATTTCGTGCTTGAGATGCTTTTAAGATTTCTTTTAAATTCATTTTAATTTTCCCCCAGGACTTTTTTTATTTGTTTAATAATGTTGTTTCTTTCCTCTGTATCATCTTCCACAAATGTTTTTATAGCTGCTTCTTCACTTCTCATTTCAATCATGGCTGTATTTTCGCCCCTGGTTTCAATTGAAGTAGCAACATAAGCTGGTGTCATATCTAAAATAGAAACTTCTAAGAGCTCTAATTCTTCAATAGATCGTTTTTGAACACCAGATTCACCCTCTTCCCATGAATCTTTTTCAGAAACAAAACCAAATGACCAACCACGCAAGTCTTTATTCCTTGCCTTCTCAATCACTTGTTCATCTGTAACTGTAGCAATGGCTCTTAAACCAATATTGTCTTCATACAATTCCAGATTGCCATTTTCAATAGAACCAAGCTTTCTATTTTTGTTGTGATTAAAAAGCAAGTCCACATTCTTTGCTTTATTCAATGCTTTCTCAAACGCTTTTGGAACAATTCTTTCCTTGAAATATCCCCTTGGAGAAGGCAACATTCGACTTTCTCTGTCCACAACATTTACATATCCATCAAGTATGACTTGATTCCCTCGGACCTCAATTTTCATTCTCTTCACCTCCTCCCAATGAACCATCGGCCGCTTCTTTCTTGCCAATTTCAGTCAAGTCATTTGAAATGTATATAGCTTGTGATTCCTTTTTACCTTGTATAGGGAACCCAAGCATATCGGCAACATTATCAGGTGAAGTAATGGCTGTACGCACAAGGTTGTAACCAATATTCGTTTTGTTGCTATAAGTGACAAAATCAAGAATATTAATCTTAAATTTGATACGTTTCCCTGAATTCTGGCCATAAAAAAGAAGACTCAAATGGTCTTCAAAATTTTTCATTATTGGTCTAACTGCTTTGTTGTGGATATACATCATAGCTTTCTCAATATCTTCTTTAATCAGCTCTGTGTATGTATCCACGTTTATGCCTAAAAACTTACCCAAATCCTTTTTGTATACATTTAGGTATGCTAGGGTCTTTTCATCATCTAGCGGGCTTTTAAGCGTTTCTATTTCATATCCTTTCCCAAGAGGAATCATCTTAACTGACCTTGCATCATCAATCGATTCCAACTGATCTAAAATTTTTTTAATTAACTTTGATTGCGTGCCATTTTGTGGGTTAATATGAGCATCTAATTTTAATAGAAATGCCAGTAATCCACCTTTTTTGTACTTATCGGTCAAAGTTTTCTCAGCTGACATAACACCCTCGAGTGTATCTCTTCCCAAATCAAGAAGGCCTTTTCCTCTTAAATGATCTGCACCAATATTTTTCACATGCCGAATCATAAAAGGGGGAACCTCTTGACCACCAATATTAAAATGTTCTACTAAATTATCATCTAGCTCTGTAAACACATTTGAAGCTAAATGTATTTGAGCACCATTTAATATCGGGAAGGTTTCCCCCTCGAGTAAATAGGTATTTGTCATTAATTTAATGAATTCAGATTGCGTTAGATAATTGTTAGGATTCCTTAAGATTTGAAGTGCAATATCATCTTTAATTTCATTACCTAATTCATCTTCCACAACAATATCAGCCAATACCATTTGATTACTGATGTCTTGTAGCAATTCGTAAACATCGCTAGATTGTAAGATGTTTGAATCTGTAACATACACACCGCCGTAACGAATGCTCTTTCCTAAAACGTCATCAAGGTAACCGCGCTTTTCAGCTTGTTTAATTAAAAAATTTGAAAACCTATCTCTCAAACCCAATTTCTCACCGCCTTTCACGACTTATCTTCCTTACGAAAATCATATATATTCTTCCTCATGATACGGATTAACCTATTGTAATTACTGCAAAGTTCCGTATGATCTTCTCTTTCAACTTCTTGAAAGAAATTGCAACTTTTAATAACTTGATCCATAAGAGCTACTCTCTCTGCGATTTCCTCATGCAACAAATGATACTTTTCATAAAGAATTGGGCGAACCTCTTTTTGATATACATTAAAATCAAATTCTTCAGGCTTATCGGCTACATCAATTACTACTGAATTTTCTCCATGAATTTTAAGGATTTTATTATAAATTTCTAGGGTTTCTATCAATTCATTTCTTTTTTCTTTTTTCTCATCTCGAATAACTTGTTGTTCTGATAAATCCTTTTGAGTTTTCCTACTCCATAGCTGAGTTAAGTAAACAGCTCCCAAAGTAGCTACAGCGGTTGTAATAGAAGCAAACAATGGCATAAATTCTTTCATAATAACACTTCCTTATCAGTTAATATTTATATTTAGTATAACTGATAAGAGAGATATATTAAGATTATCTATAAATGTCATCTAAGTATTCATCGTAATCTTCATCTGGAATAGCATCCTCCATCATATTTAATGTTTCTTTATGACCAATTAACATGGCCACGAATCCATCAATATGCTCCGGTGATTTACGTTTAGATGGTGTTTTTAAATTATTAATGTTTGTGATTATTTTTGCGTTACTTGCACAGAAAATAAGCAAAGGATTATCGGTTTTAATTCGATCCTGGAGTAATAATATTTCAAAGTCATCAAACGGTTCATTCATATGAGTTGGATACTGTGGAACTTCCACACATTGAATCCCTAGCATTTCCCACTTTTCAACGAGTTTTTCAGCAAGTGCTGGATCATAGTTTATTTGACGTAAATCAAAGTTCTCGAATACCCATTCCACATACTGATTTACCATTTCTTCATCGACTGTTTTTCCAGGACAAATTGTCACAAATTCTTTTTCAGCTAATGCTCTATACGGAACGTTTCTTTGCTGCTCTTTGTCTTCAATTCCAAACTCCGGAATAAAATACATTTGTTTAACGATTAATATCGCATTCCCTTCATCATCGTATGTTGGAATATTTATTGATACACAAGTTAAATCCGTGCGCCTTGATAAGTCCACACCGACAACACAAGTTAATCCTTCAATATCACCTAAATAATCCACAAGCATTTTATCCAGTTGGTCTTTATCGAAATATGTTTCTGCATAATTAACGAAAACATCCAAATGCTTTGATAAGAATTCCGCCTTATTAAAGCTATTGTTTTGAGCTTCTTTAAATGCATTCTCAAGAAACCCCATGTTAACCGATACATCCATATTTGGATTAACCATTCGCCAAACGTCACGGTCTGTCCAATCAAACTTTTTGTTCGGCTCATAGATCATCATGAACCAGGAATCATCTTTATCATCCTTCAAAACTTCTTTTGCATAGGTATAAATTTGAGTTCCAAGTGAGCCAGTATTCTTCCCTGCTGTGGAAGTGATGATGTTGAGTGGTTCTTCTTGAGCAATTTGTGCTGAACGTAAGTTATCATATTGTTCTCGGTCCATTTGAGCATGAACTTCATCAAAATAATTGATATATGGGTTTTTACCTTCGTTACCAGCGTTGTCTTTTGTAAGAACCTTAATTACATTTGCATATTTTATATCATCTTCCACAAATGTGTATTTAATTGATTTAATCGTGTCTTCTTTACCTTTATAGATGCGTGTATCTGGCCGTAAATCTGGACTATTTTCAATAGTTAAAGCAATTGGTCCGGCTGCATTTTGACATTGTTCAAAAGTATTTGCGGAAATGTAACAATCCGCGCCTTTTACACCTTCACCGTACATCGCATAAATAACTGGTGAACCGCCCATGATTGTTTTTCCATTTTTCTTCGGAACCTGCAAATAAGCCGTACGAATCACTCGCACCGCTTTACCATCTTCATTATATTTTTGCCATCCATAAATGTTAGCAAAGTAAAACTTTTGCCAGGACTCTAAAATTAATGGTTGTCCTGCCCATTTTCCTTTTGCATGTTTTAAGAATGTTTCTGTGAAATAAATCATCGCATTTGCTTTTTCAACATCGAACCAAATATCTTTTCGTTTCTTCCATTTCTTATATCGTTTGATTGCCAGTTTAATAGAATCAGGATATAAGTGTGGGGCTGCATCTACTTCCGAAACGAATATATCAGCGTAATTTGTTTCAAAATCAATCATCGACTTTTCATCTTCCTAAATTGCACTAATTTATTGCTATCACTAGGCTCCGTGGACTCTTTTTCTGTTTTTCCTTTTTCGAGAAGAACCCCACTTTTTTTAATTAAATCTTTGTTCTTTCCGTCCAGTCCTAATTGCCCCAAATATTTCGCTTTTTGCTTAGACCAGACTTCAACTTGTTGAGCCAATGGATGCTTTGATTCTTTCACATCACCATTTACATTCTTTGTTTTTTGGACTGTTGGAAAGTTGGAATTCTTCCACAATCCATATTTGACGCTGTATATCTCGACTGCATCAAGATAAACTTCAATCAATGGATCAAGCGCTGGCGAATAAGTTCCGGCTTCAACCAAAACATCCATAATACGCTGCGCTTCTAATTCTTTTTTCTTTTCAGCTTCAATTACGACCTTCGATTTTCTGGCCATTCCTTAAATCACCACCTAAAAAAAACGAATTTTTTTCAAAAACCATTTTGAGGTGCGCGTTTGCACCCCCACTCCCTATCCCCCCATAAGGCCAGTTTTTCTTTTTTCGATGGGGGGGCTTATAGTTTCCAGTCGAACTTTTTCTTTTCCTGGTATTTTGTATCTGTTTCTCTTTCTACAATTGGATGACACTTAGAACAAAGTGTATCGATATTATCTGGGTCTAATCTCAATGAAGGATTGATTTTAATTGGAACAATATGATGATGATGTGCTTGTTTACCAAACACGAACCTTCCACATCGTTGACACAATCCTTTGTCCCGCTGATAACAGAATGATTTCAAATCTTGCCAGGCTTTTGTACGATAGAATGATCTGTTCTTTGAATAGACAACTGTCTTCTTTTGCTTACGTTTATGATTCAAGCAATATCGTCCTTTATCGATTAATGTCTTGCAGCCTTGTTCAGCACAGTACTTCATGATAATAAATCAATGATGCCTTCTTTCTTTTTAACATCAGCTGGAATCTCAATGTTAATCGATGCAGCATAATCATGTAATTGTTTCACTGTCATACCATTTAAATTAACTACTGTCTTATCAGGTTCACTTGATAAATCCATGCCTAGTATCATACTGTCAGGATTAACAGTTACTTCGAATCCTGGTACCTCGCCAGTTGGAACAAATAGACTCTTCTTCTTTTCGTTATCCCAGTACTCTGTACCTGATATTGTTTTTCTTATTTCAGTAATCATTCCTGTTCACCTCTCCATTTACATTTAGCACATATTGGTATATTTTTAATAAGTATCAATAAACAAATAACTTGTTATAGGAGGAAATCTATGATCAATGCAATAGGTATAGCTGTGATTCTGTCGTATGATTTTAATAATAAAAACAAGGTTTATCTTAGTGAAAGTAATGCACTCATAGAAGTTATCGAATCTAAAAATATGATCGATTATGAAGGCAACCCTGTAATAGAACTAACATGTAAATATAGCATCTTAATAGACAGAGACATTGATTGCAAATCACTTGATGACTATGCAGGAAAAGTATTTCCTTTCCTTAGCTCAGTAGTAGAATATGGTCTTGTTAGAAATGAAAATTATCATTTTTCATATACTGATAAAACTACTAATAAACAGCCACAACCTAAACATATAAAAGAAATCATAGAAGACCTTCTAACAAACGAATAAAAAGAGCAACCATGCATCAGTTGCTCTTTCGTCAATTTCTTATGTTATTACTATAATTCATATTTTCAAGAGTTAACATTCATAAAACTGGGTGTCAGTAAAGTGCAAGTTCTTCAGCGAACTTTATTCTTCTTATTATCTCGGCATGTTTTTTATAGATATAACTAGAACTGTAATTCATATCCTCAGCTATTTCTTCTAACGTCATTCCGTCCACATACTTCATTTTTAATATTCGATTGTCCAAACCCCTAAACTTACTAATTAAGTTTTTTAGTTTATACATATCATTCATTTCATTTGCTAATTCATATTCAATTGCTTCAATACGTTCTTCTACCTGTGCACCTTCCGATTCAGCAGTTAAACGTACCTCTCGCAAATCACCACTGACCCAGCGTTTTAATTCAGCTTTTGTTTTATCTAAGTTGTAATCTAAGTATACGATTCGTTCTTCTAATTTCTGATAGTCTTTCAGCCAGTTAAACAAATGATGATTCACCTACCTTTTTGGAGTAAAATGCGTTACGTTCTGTTACATCTGTTATGCTCTAAAACCCTTGAAACATAAGGGTTCATGACACTTTTAACATTAAAACGTAACGCATTTACCCCCTAAATTTCTTTTATATATTTATCCTTTTATTTTTTAACTATATATTTTAAAAGAAAGTGTTTTTATCCGTTACATCTGTTACAACACCCTCAAACCCTTGATATGACTAGGTTTTTAACGTAACAGATATCTGTTACACGTAACGCATTCATCCGTTACAAGGTGTATTTTTTACCATATATTAGTGGGAATAAAGTGTTTTGTGTGACCAAAAATGGTCAAAAATATAGGGTATTTGACCGAAAAAAGTCACGAACATAAAAATTATTCACTAACAAAGATTCTTTTGTTTTTACCATCTACTCTTTGTACATGTGATTTGTAACCAAATAATTGAGTCACTTGTTTGCTAAAGTTGATATTACTAACGGATTGAAAACCATTTTCCACACAATACACTTTATACTGCAGATAAACATCTCCAACTACAGCACGTTCCAATTCAACATCCTCATTATTTACGAAACTAATAATCGGATTGTTTTCTTCCTGATATTTAATCAATTCATCTTCAACCGCTTTTGATTTCGTGAATTTCTTTTCAACCAATAACCGTTTCAAGCTTTTTAATGCCAGGTTCAACACATACTGCATCGATTCATCACTTAGCAACTTATCAGTAATAAATGGGTCATAATCGTCATCATTCGGTGTAAACTTTGCTTTAAATGGAACAATTTGAAGCCTTCGCCCTAAACCATCACTAAAATCATTAATGCGCGGCATTTCATTTGCACTAAAGATTAACTTTGCATAATTCGTAAAATCGAATGGATCCTTACCCTTTCTTTCTACGTTTAATGTTTCACCAGTAGAAAGCTTTTTAAATATCGATGATTCTTTGATATAACCTTTACCAATATCATCGCCAATGTTTGCTAACTTCCCAAATAATTCGGCTGTTTTAAAGCGCTGGTCCAATTCGTTTAAATCTAGTGACGATGCATTATCCGAACCTATTAATTTACGAATGATTTTTAAATACGATGATTTACCATTACTACCATCACCAGTAAGAATAAACGTTGCAGCAAACTCATTCCTTCGGAATAAAATGTATCCAAGAATCTCTTCCAAAATGGCCCGAACCTTTTTATCATTCACGGCAATTTTATTGAATGTTTTATCAGTTACTTCATAATAAGCACCAGGAATATAAGCAACCGGTATTTTATTACGTGTAATAATCTCCGGTGTAAAATCTTCTAATTGCCACGTTTCTAAATTAAATACACCGTTTTTAACAACTACATATTTGGTAGAGGCGAAATTTTTATGTTTTGCCTTTAGCTGCAGATAAGCAATTGTTTCTTGTCGTTGCATTCGTTTTAACGCTGGAATGTGACGAATCATCGCTTCTTCAATGTCCTCTTGCTTGTCCGAATACACTCCATCTTTATAAATATGTAAAACATTCGTGACCTTACAAATATGATGCTCATTAATCAGGAAATCACCGAACTTTTCATGTTGGAAGGAACCCTTTATATAAAAGGACTCCTTCATAAATGCTTCATCACGTAAGATTACATTTAATTCACCTTGTGTCACTGGTTCTTCTAAAATGTAGTTATTTATAATTGAAATGGTTTCTTTAATATCATTCTTTGCCATTCCTTGCGACTGCAGTTTTAAGATATAAGTAAATAATTTATCATTACGCCCATCACCTTCACCCATCTTGGTAAGGTTCGGATTTTTTTTGTTGTATGGATATAACCAACTTGGTAATGAATCATGTTCTGTACATTTTCTTACCCATTTACGAGTTTTACCATCAATCTTGAGTGGATCAGCTGTATTTTTAATTCCTAACTTATAATCACAAAGAATACCAACATTGGAGAACCACTTTATTTTATTGGCCGTTATATCATAACCTTTGAAATAAAAATGCATACCGTTTGTCGTTTCTAATACGGAACAATTCATGTTTTTATCTTCGATAATATCTAATAATGTTTCAGCTTCAGCTATATCATCGACATCAACCATAATATATTCATCATCCAAGATACCAACGAATGAATCTTCTTTTCTTGCTGTATGATAGGATAATAGTTTTGCTCCATCTTTAAACTTACTTGCAGCATGTTTCCCATTACCTTTTAAATAGCCTTTATACATGTTCATCACCTACTTTCATGGTAAAATTAAGTAAAAAAATTGGAGGTACTTTTCAATGTCTAACTACTTATTTAAGAGTTATGCTATACACCCTACTTTTACATGCCCACATTGTTTCAAAATCTCTTCCCACCGTTGGGAATTCGTATATGGTCCATTTGGCAATACCCCTAGTTTTAGAGATGCTAAACCCAAACATCCTTTTAACGATAGATTATCAGGTATTATAAAAGCTATGTGTAGTAAATGTAATGTCTCTACATATTGGTTAAAATCTCAAAATAATGAAGAGTTGCAAGTATATCCGAGTAATTCTTCGAACTATCCTCAACCTCATGAAGATATGCCTGAACATATCAAAAAAACTTTTATTGAGGCAGGGTCTGTAATGCATTTATCACTAGGTTCTTCCGCTGCATTATCAAGATTAACGCTAGAAAATTTACTCAAACATCTCGGATATGAGAAAGGTAGTTTAAACGATAAAATCGGTAAAGTTATAGCAGATGAAAAAGTTAATTCACATGTAGCTAAAATGCTAGATATAATCAGAGCATATGGTAATTCAGGCGCCCACTCTGGAATAATAAACTTAGATGAAAATCCTGAGATACCAAATTTTTTATTAGAACTAATTAATTTAGTCGTAGAACATATGATTACTCTCCCAAATAAAGTTGACACTATGTTTGACGCAATTCCTCCTGGTATAAAAGCTGGTATTGAGAAAAGAGATGCTGTTAAACAGTAATAACTATTCACCCAAAAAATCATCGATTCTTTTATTAGCTAATGCCCAGTACCACCAATAATCTAATTTGGATGGGATTTCTTTCCCGTCCAAATCATCATTTACAATGAAACACCGCTCCGGAACATATGCTATCTTCTCAGCAATACCATCCTTTACTTTGCATAACTGTTTGTCGTTCTCGTCCACACTAGCAAATACTCGAAATACTTTTTCATTCATCCTTCTTGTACCGTATCTAGCATGACTATATTTACTACTAATCTTTACAATCTTTTGGAACTTCACTAGCTCCGTACAATTAAATATCGTTTCCTCCGGATCAATACCCTTTACGAAATAATTCACAACGGCTTCATTTACGATTGGTAAATCATAATCAAGTGGATTCAATTTCTTTACGTACGCACCTTTTGATTTATAATTACCTTCCGCATCAACTAAGATGTAATTGTTCACGTCCTTCTGAATTACTTTTACGAATTCATCAAACTCTAATCCCATTCTTGTACGTTGTTCCCACTCATAACAAATATCATCAATTAAATCATAATTATCATAGTGACGTAATTTAACCAGGACACCGTCGGTGTTCGATTGGATAATCTCACAATATGGTTCAAGCTTTTCAATTAGATCCAGGAGCAATGTCATTCCAGCGATACAAACATTGTTGGCCATAAGTGGGTCATAAAGCCCATTGTATTTATCTTTCATTGCTCCGTATGTACCATTAATTACAATCTTTAACGGTGCCTGACGTTTATCTTTTGCAGCTTTATATTTAAGCCTTGTATCACGAATTTCACGAAACTTAGCAGGGTCTTTAATGTTCCTTGATAAATAATCATATTCAATCATGAGTGCCGGATAATAACTTTCAACATCGATATTAAGAAAGTTTCCTTCACCGTAATAATTGTTTCTTGCACCGTGTAAACCGCCCCAAGCAAACAAGTGCGATACACCAGCAACGTTTAATTCAAGTACTTTGTTGTAATCTTTGTTTTCTTTATAGAAGTCAAGGACTTCTGTGTATTTATTAATTTGCAATGTATTTGGGAACGTAAAATTAAACTCATCGTCTCTTGGAACTGCAGGTTGTTTTGCATCCAGGATAAATGCACTCAATTGAGCTTTTGTTTTTGATATGTTTCTTAAAGGAAGATTAAACATTTTTAATAGTTCAACTTGTGATTCAAACTCTGTAATTGTCTCCATGAAAATGTGCATTGTCTCATGTACATCGTGACGACAATACTTAATCACTTCTTCGATTTCTTCTTTTGTTAATTCCCTGCTTATATTGAATGACACTGACGTTTCACGGATATCATGACCTTGAAACCCTTCTAATTGTTTCAAAGAACGAAACTTATTTGTCATGACGTCAAAGTTATAAAACTGTACTTTCCAAAAGTCCTTATAAAACTTCCATCCTGGTTTGTGATCAAGAATAATCCACTCATTAATTGCTTGCGGTGTAAAACCACATATAATTGCTTTTAAAATAAATTGGTCATAGTGTCGTGAGTTATAACCAATCCAAATATCATTTTTATGTTCATGGTAGTAATCAATTAAACCTTGTTCATTATTAACAAATACTTTTTCTGATTGATTATCCGTATCTGCAATAACTACCAACCAATCATTTGCGAACACTTCAAAGTCATAAAAGAGCATTCTATCACTCCTTTTTTGTTACATTACGATTTCTATTATCGATTTGATAGTGAATCAGATGTAAAATATACTCATAACAAATTTTTCTAATTAGAAAGGATGGATTAACTTGGAATCACCAGATCGTATCATACCTCAACATGAAAATTGTGCTATTAATTTTGATAGTCTCAAACATAAAACACCTTATACTCTTATTATCGAGGGTTCCACTTCCCACTCTGGAACATATTTCGAATTCCAACTGGAGTATATAGGAATAGAGCTAATTACAAAAAAAGGCTATATACCCGAGAACGTGTTGTTGGCTTTAACAAATGATCTGAATGATATTTTTGGTCACGGCCCTTTTAACAAATCAAAAATAGATAGTGAATTTAAGAAATTAAACAGATGGATGTATTCAATTACTGGGGACTCAGTAACTAGAAAATAAAAGGGAGCTCATCGGCTCCCCTTATTCATTTATTCAACTTCAAACACTTCTAAAATTTTGAACTGATCAAAGCCATTTTTATCTGTTTCTTTACTTAGTAAGTATTCAAATTGACCATCGATATCTTCGTGAATATCAAGTACCAAATCCGCATACTCTTCAAAGCTAGTAAACTTAACATCTTCTTCTTTGCAATCCCAAAGCTTACGTAACATTTCATTATTTTGATGAACTTGATAACCCCACGCTTTATCATTTTGAGGTTGCATTACTTTGTAATAGAAAATCTTTTGACCTTCGAATTCACCATCGACAATGTTGAACCAAATCATAAGCATTGGATCGCCCTTTTTTGACTCAGTAAGCTCTAATTTTTCAACAGCCACTTCATATTGACCATCCGGAACCTTTTCAAAGTCTCCGCCACCACCATTTTCTTCTACTTCTTGCACATCTGCAGCTAACGCTTCTAAATCTACTTTCTTATCAAATTTACCCCAGTCAAATTTTTTCTCTGTCATTATTCTTCGTCTCCTTCGTTTCCATTTAGTTCATCCATTTCTAATTGCCCAGGGACAACTTCTGTCGTCCCATCTGTATTAACGCTATATTCCACGCCTTCATGTGGCTCACTATGTTCTTCTACTTCTTTTCTAGCTGCAGCACTTTCCATGATTTCACGTGGCGTATCATAGCTAAATGCTAAATCAACTAAGAAATAAGTACCGTATTTGTTGTGCTTTTCACTGATTTGGAATGATTTTAAATACACATCATCTTTCGCTTCCTCAACGATTTCTTCTGCTTCTTCACGAGTATCGGCATAATGTTTTTCTTTTGAATTCAGTTCTTTTACTGCCATGATTATTCCCCTCTCTTTCTTCTAGTTCTACGTTTAGGTGCTTCCTTTTCAGCTGGCGCATTACCATCGGCTTCACCTGGCGGTGTATCGTCTTCAACCGGCTTACGTTGTCGACGTTGACGTTTTGGTTTTTCTTCTGCTGCAGGTTCTTCTACTGCTTTACGAGAACGACGCTCACGCTTCGGCTTTTCTTCAGGTTCATCTGCAGACTCTTCTTCATTTTCAGCAAGCCATTTTTCATAATCCTTTTTAGTACGTTCATCAAAAATGTCATCCTCTAAGAAATCTAATGACTCACCCTTTTTAACTACAACAAAATCTTCAGATCCTTCATGTTGGAAGTACATCGTTTTTGTTGCTATATTTTCTTCATCTTGTTTTTCTTCTTTTACCTTACGTCCACGTTTTGGCTTTTCATCACTTGATGATTGTTTCTTATCAGCGTGTAAGTTTTTATTTGCTTCATCGTAAACATCGAATAATTGTTCAACATTTAGCTCAATTTCTGATACTGGTAAATCCGGTAATCTCCCGCCACTAAACACATAATCTTTTGATTTAAATACAATGCGACGTTCATCATCATCAGCAACTACACGCCCTACAATGTCCACCATTCCTGCTATTTTCAATGACGCTTTGTCCTGTAAGTTTGGTTTAATTGAAGTGATTTTATCACCTGATTTTTTCGTTACATCTTTGGTAGTATCTTCATGTGAAAGGAAAATGATATTTTCATAATCCAAATGCACAACACGTTTGAATGTGCTTAAAAATTCAGTACGTACCATATCCCATGCTTTAAAACTATTGTCCGCTTCATGTTCAATACCCAGTTTTCCATACATATATAATCGACAAGCTTCATAAGTGTCTTCTAATAAATCGACAATTATTGTTTTGAAATCATTGTTTTTCTTTTCTAACTCACTGATCGTATCCTTGAAAATTTCCCATGCTAAAGTCGTGTTTGTAACACGGCCAGTTGTCGTAACTTCATTAGCTATGCTGATATAAGGAGCATCTACAAAACGAATATTTCCATCTGTATTTAACATCAGTGGATCAGGAAAATCATTTGCAAATGTCGTTTTACCACTGAATGGAGCTCCGTATAACCAAATAACTCGCTTTGTAACCTTCTCTACATTTCTACGTTGTGAACTAGGTAATTTCATAATTTCTTCTCCTTTATAATCAGTTATTATTTCCAAGTAATCTGGCGCAAATCTTGGATTACATGCAAAGCAATTACCACTTACATTTTTCTTAGAAAAATCTTTTGTTTTTTCAATTTCATCGATGTTATTCAGAAAATAAATTGTCTTCATTTCATCGAACTCAATCGGAACAAAGGTAAGGCTTGATTCTTCAACTGTTTTCACAAGACGTTTACGGAAATGAAATAGATCCTCGTCTTTTTTTTGTTTAATACTCGTTTTAGGAACAAACAAGTATGCTAGTCTTTCAACATTGAATCCATCTTGCTTCAAGTAATCCCTATATATATGCAATTGAGCACTGTCCATATAGTTCTTGATGTGATTGGAATACTTAAAATCAATTACCATACAGGTACCATCAGGAGCTTGTACAATTAAATCAACAAATCCAATGTAGTTAGGTTTATCAATTTTGTACTCATGGATTAGCTCGCAACCTTCAAAATTTTTATCAAGAAACTCGTGTACTTTTGGTATCAAAATTTCAAGTTTCATAGATTCTTCTACAATCGCATCGTTCATTACTGGAAATGAATTATAGTATTCGTTTAACGCTGTTTCTACATCATGTTCAATTCCTGTATGTAATGCATGGCCAATGATTAAAGCATTATCAGCCCTTGTTAAATCAGGAATTTCCGTTAGTTTATCGATGTATCGTAATCCAAAATGATATGGACAATCATTGAATAGTGATACTCGTGAGTAAGAGTACTGAGTCATTCCATCACTTCCTTAACGGCGCTTAATACCGTCTCGTTGGATTTCTCAACTTGTTCAACATAGGATTGTAAATCTTCTACTTTACTCTTATCGATTAACAGCTCACTGTTAACGATGTATTTCAAAGCACTATGAATGCTCTTTGCATACCCTTTGAATCTCCACTTCGATACGGATTCAATGTTTGATTTACTAGAAGGTTTTTCAAGCCTTTCCACTACAACATTTAAACTGTCATACTCTTTCACACGAACATTACCAATTTCAATTAAGACTTGCTTTTCTTTTGGTTTATCCATCAGAACCACCTTTCTTTCCATGACTCAAAGTCCTTCGGTCTTAAAATGTAAGCTTCACCGCCTGAATCATTTATCTTACGAATGTTATAGAGTTGTAATTTGCTAGGTACACCAACATCCGTTTTCAATTCGATTCCATGGAACACACCATTGATACAAGCTAGAATGTCTGGAATACCTTCTTTCGTGTATTGAGAACCTGCCCAATACTTCACGTGCCAAACATCTTGCTCTTTTAAAAATTTAATGACTTGTTTTTGAAACGCTGATTCTCTCATTTACTTCACCGTAAACTTCACATGAGCTTTTCGATTTGATACTTTTGGATAATCACCAAGTAATTCACCGTACAGCTCTGGTTCTTCAGCTTTTAACTTTGTTACATCTATCGTCGTTGAAGTAGTCGCTTCAACTCTAGTAATCTTGATTAAGTCATTATCAATAGATGTAATACCGTGTTCATCCATTGCCTTTTCAAGTTCTTCTTTTAGCTTTTTAGACTGCGCTGCAAGATTCTTTTCTTGTTGAGTGTGAATTGCAATTGCTGTCATAACCGCTAAATACTTATTTTCAAACGCTTGTACTTCATTCATTTATATTTCCTCCTTCTCAAATAACGCATCCGTGTAATCCTTACGCTCTTTTAGTACGTCTAACATGCGCCATTCTATTGATCCATCTGTAAGCAAGTAATAATAGAAGCAAGGTCTTTCTTGTCCAATCCGATGTGTTCGCTTCTTACTTTGTTCAAACAACTCACTCTTATCTGTTAGCGTGAAATACACAATCTTATTGGCTTTCTGTAGGTTTAATCCCATTGCACCTGCTTGATATTGAATCAACGTTACACTGTGCTCGAATTTCTCATAAGCTGTTAAATCTTTGAGACTTCCGTTAACTGTACTAATTGGTTTTTCAATTAGATCCACTAATGCTTCATATTCTTTTTTAAAGTTGTAAAAGATAATAATTCGGTCATTCGTACTTTCAACCAGATCTTTTACATACTGCAGTTTGTTTTCGTTATAACTCCCGGCTAGTTGTCGCAAATATAATTTCTTAGCTGCAGGTGTATCACCGAGAAGTAACTCTTCGCCAATTTCAACAATGTGATGTTTTTTAAATTCCTTATACAATTTAGTACCAGGTATTTTCACTTTCACATCAGTTGTGTCTGGTAAATCAAATACCTCTTCAGTCTTCATAAACACCGCACCGTATTGTTTTAATTTTGCTTTTAAACGTTCGACATTTTTATAACCGGTGATTTTGTACTTACTGTTTCTGTCGTCCCATTCTTGGACTACAAATTGCTTTAAGAACAGCTTTTGATTAATCTTCCAACCTAACAGATGAAGTTGTGACCATAACTCTTCATACTTACCACCTGTCGGTGTTCCTGATAGCAATATGATGTTTTCTGCATTCAATCTCAAAATGAACTTTGTTTGTTTGGACTTATCATTTTTAATCTTGGAAGACTCGTCTAACATGAGTGTGAAGTTATTTAACTTCAATAATTCTTCACGTCTCCATGCACGTTCATAATTGACAATCAAAACACTTTCTTCCGGAATTTCTTCCATACGTTGTTTATCAAACACAATTACTTTGTAGTCATAATGTTGTTCAAAATGCTCTTTCCAGTCGTCTATTTTGGACTTCTGACAGATTAATAAGTTATAAGGTGTATTTAGTTCCCACATCTTTTCAGAGCCTACAAAGGTCTTTCCTAGACCCATATCAAGGTAGTACGCAACACGATTATGTTCGTATGTATCGTTCAACGCTCTATCTTGGTGCGGAAATAGTTTCATTTACATCACCAAATTCCATGCTATAATGACCTCAACATGTGTTTTTATTGAACCGTCAGCCCCAACTGGCGGTTTCTCCTTTTTATACAGCTCGAAAGCATTCAACATTTTGCTGAGCAATTAAGTAATTCGTTAGATTCCCTTCAAGTACGGCATCCTGTCCAAACATAAAATACTTATCCTCTTGTTTAATTTCACAACCATAGAAATCTTCAATTGGATGATCAGGTTCCTTAATGGATTCCTTTTCAGCAATGTCTTCCACAAATATTGCATCGATATTGCTTAAACTAATGTGGAATGGTACCTTTTTAGCTGCACCTTCGTATTCAATTTTTGTTAAAGAACCAAATCCATTTTTAAATGTTTTAAATTGCGCTACTGTAAAACTAACATTTGCACCTGATTTAAAAACCAACGTTACTTCCCTCAATTAACTCACCTCCCTTCAATCTGAAACCTTGCGGTTCATTTCCCTTAACTGACACTTTGCTTCTAATTCAGTAATAAGTAATAACGCTGGACTATTTCTCATTTCTGCACATTTTCTTACAACCTCTGATGCTTTCATTAATTTACTTGCGGATAATACTCCGTTCATGATTGGTCACCTTCCTTATTTGCTAATTCATTAGCTTTACGCTCCTCTTCCAATACACGAGGAACCAATGTCTTCATAAAAAACTCGACCATTTTTAATGCCGTTTCTTCGCTAGGTGGGTTATCTAATATTGTATGTTTCACTTCCTACTTCCTCCGCTCCAAAAACTTCATGTTTCATGAAGTTAGTTGGCAAAAAAATTTCTTCAATTCCTTTTCCAAACTTTTGAGCGATTAAAAACATTTCATTCGCCTTAAATTGAGTAACTCCATGCTCTTTGTTGACGTATGTTCTTTTATCAACTCCTATTAAATCTGCCATATCCTGTTGATTTAACCTATTATACATACGTAACTTTACTAGATTGTCTTGCAATGTTTCCACCTCCTCGCTAACGATTTTCATATTACATGAAGTTTTGACATAATTCAACATATTTTTTCATGTTTTATGAAATTTATTTTTTATTTTCTTGTTTCATGAAATTTTTAGTTTAAAACTTCATGAAATATGATATAATAGAACCAGAAAGGAGGTGAAACTTCATGAAACAAGATGTTTCTAAATATGTCGGTCAACAAATTAAAAACTTTAGAAAACTAAAGAAAATGACACAAAAAGAATTAGGATTACGAATAGGAAAAAAACATAATACAATTTCATCTTATGAAAATGGGACAAACGAACCTGAACAAGATGTGTTATTTGCAATAGCACAAGCATTAGATATATCGATTAATGATTTGTTCCCACCGACGAATGAAGTGTATAAGACAAATACTCCAACTATTTCTTTACTAAGTAAATCTACTTATACTTATGTTCCAACTTCAATTTCAGCTGGTTTACCTCTAGAAATTGACGGAATGACAGAAATGGATTTGGAAACTATACATATTCCCGATGCATTAATGGGGAAATGGGCAGGTAGGGAAGATATTTTTATGACTCGTGTTAATGGTGACTCGATGAATAAAGTTATTCCACATACCTCTTTGATCGCTGTAAAAAAAGTAGTTTTAGAAGAACTTTACGATAATGACATAGTTGTTTTTAGTAACGGCTGCGATTATTCTGTAAAACGTTTCTTTAATGACAAGGAAAATAAACGAGTAATATTCCGACCAGATTCATATGACAATCGTTTCTTTGATTACACAGTTTCTTATGAAGATGCTGCGAATATAAAAATACACGGTAAAGTAGTGATGTACATGGCTACATTAGACTAATACCTAAACCAATTAAATCTTTAGCGCTAAAAATTTAATGGACAGCCTTGCTAGCTGTCCTCTTTTTTTAAAGGAGAGAGAATAGTGACTATTGGAATTTATATAAGAGTAAGTACCGAAGAACAAGTGCGAGATGGTTTCTCTATCTCAGCTCAACGTGAAAAGTTAAAAGCATATTGTGTGGCACAGGACTGGGATAGTTTTAAATTCTATGTGGATGAAGGTGTATCAGCAAAAGATACTAATCGTCCACAATTAAGCATAATGTTAGACCATATTAAAAAAGGATTAATTAATACTGTTTTAGTTTATCGTCTAGATCGTCTAACACGTTCTGTTATGGACCTATACAAACTACTAGATACATTCGATAAATACAATTGTGCTTTTAAATCAGCAACAGAAGTTTATGATACTTCCACGGCTATGGGTAGAATGTTTATTACAATTGTGGCTGCATTAGCTCAATGGGAAAGAGAAAATTTAGGTGAACGTGTACGAATGGGACAATTAGAAAAGGCTCGCCAAGGAGAATATTCAGCAAAGGCCCCATTTGGATTTGATAAAAATGAGCAGAGCAAATTAATTATAAATCCAGAAGAAAGTAAAGTGGTTTTAGACATGGTAAGGAAAATTGAAGAAGGTTACTCTATAAGACAACTTGCCAATCATTTAGACGGCTATATTAAGCCGATACGAGGTTACAAATGGCATATACGTACCATATTGGATATTCTCTCTAATAACGCCATGTATGGAGCTATAAGGTGGTCTAATGAAATAATAGAAAATGCACATCCGGGAATCATTACAAAAGATAGATTTTTGAAAGTTCAACAACTACTATCTAGTCGTCAAAATTTCAAAAAACGTAAAACTACATCGATATTCATTTTTCAAATGAAATTGCTTTGCCCGAATTGCGGTAATCATTTAACTTGCGAAAGAGTAATGTACCACAGAAAAAAAGATAATAAAGATATTGAACACAATCGATATCGATGTCAAGCTTGTGTTTTAAACAAGAAAAAAGCCTTTTCTTCCAGTGAAAAAAAAATAGAGAAAGCCTTTTTGGATTATATTGATGATTATCGTTTTACAAAAGTTCCTGAGTTAAAAAAAGAGGACGACGAGAAAGAAATTTTAAAGAAGAAATTATCGAAAGTCGAGAGACAAAGAGAAAAATTTCAAAAAGCATGGTCAAATGATTTGATGACCGATGAAGAATTCGCTGATCGAATGAAAGAAACCAAAAATACACTTGAAGAGATAAAAGAAGAATTATATAAATCAGGATTAAACCAAAACGAAAAGATAGATAGTGACACTGTGAGACGTATAGTCAATGATATTAAGAATAAGTGGTCACTCCTATCTTCACTTGAAAAAAAGCAGTTTATGAATTTATTCGTCAAAAATATTCAACTTAAAAAAATAAATGAAAAAAATATTGTAGTAAACATAACATTTTATTAG